CCATATTTCATCTCAGATAAACAAAGCGATTGTCAAGGTTGGGCAACTGTAAAACAGGAAGATGATGGTTCTTACACCACTATTGGATGCCATGATTCAAAGCAAGCCGCAATCGATCAAATGGTTGCAGTTAGTATTTCTGAGGACATGGAGCCAGGCGGCGAAGTCCGACAGGTAGATTTAAGTGTTCCAGAATTCATTAAAAATAATGCAGCACGCGGTTTGAAATATGTTGCCGATGGTTTTGGGGGCGATGGTTTAACTGATACTGCTAAACGCGAAGCGCGGGAAATGGCAGCAGGAAGAATCACAGAAAACAAGGTTCGCAAAATGGCACCTTGGTTTGCTCGTCATAAAGTAGATGGGCAAGCACCTAAGAACAATGATCCATCAAATCCTCAATATCCAGGGCCAGGTCTAGTTGCTTGGTTACTTTGGGGCGGGGATTCTGATTTTAGTGATAGAGCGCAGAATTGGGCACAACGAAAGATTGATGCCCTTAATGCAGAGGCAGATGCAAGGAGCAAAATGGCCAAGAAGATTGAACGCCGCACTTATACAGTTCGGGATGTTGAGGCTCGCGCCGAAGGTGGAAAGATGCGCCTGTCGGGATATGCGGCAGTATTCAACGAATCAAGTTTGCCTCTTCCATTCAAAGAGACGATTGCACCAGGAGCATTTCGCAAGACATTAACCGAAACTCCAGATGTTCGATTGCTTATTAACCATGAAGGTCTGCCATTGGCTAGAACCAAGAATGGAACTTTGATGCTTGAGGAAGATGATAAAGGATTGCGTTTTGATGCAGACCTTGCCGACACTCAAGAAGGCCGCGATATTTATGAACTCGTCAGGCGCGGAGATGTTGACCAAATGAGTTTTGCTTTTCGAGTTATTCGTCAAAAATGGAATGATGATAAAACTCGTCGTATCTTGACCGAAGTTTCTTTAGCAGATGGCGATGTTTCGGTTGTAACTTATCCTGCTTATCCAACAACAACAGTTGAAGCACGCGAACATCTTAAGGAAGCAATTGCAGCAATAAAAGAAGGTCGTGAAATTACAGGCGAATCACTTATTGTTGTTCAAGCAATTTTGGACAAAATTGATGAATCTTACGAATATCTTGGTGAAGGCAAATCAATGCTTGAAACTTTGCTTGGTTTAATGCCCGAAAGTCCTGAAGAAACTCCACAAGATTCACCAGAAGAAATGCCTGTCGAGGTTGAATTAGAGTCTCAACCGCGCAAAATTTCTTTACGCCTAGCAAAAGCAATTATCAACTCAACAAAATAGATTTCTGTGCAAGTAGCACAGATTACGAAGTCGGAGCGAGGCTCGCACCCGAAAAGCGCCGCGAGTGTTATCGCCACCACCTCGATTCCATCTCACAAGGAGCAAAACTCAATGTCATATCTTGACAAAGTAGTCGAGCGCCGCGATGCAGTGAAGGCAGAAATGGATGCAATTCTCGATGCAGTAGCAAAAGAGAATCGCACTGATCTGACCGCAGAGGAAACCGAGAAGGTTGATGCCCTCGTCGCTGAATCACGCTCACTCGATGAGAAGATTGAAAAACTCTCTGCACAGGCCGCAGCCGATAAGAAGGCAGCAGAAGCACGCGCAGCAGTAGCAAGCATTGCAACTCCAACAGTTGCAACAACCAAAGTGACACGCGAAGAGCGCACATATCGTCCTGATGGCGACATTTCGTTCTTCAAGGATGCTTATGCAGCACAGTTCAAGTCTGACTATGCAGCACAAGAGCGTCTTGCTCGTCACCAACGCGAAGAATCAGTTGAACGCCGTGATGTCGGAACAGATCAATTTGCTGGTCTCGTAATTCCGCAATATCTCGTCGATCTTGCTGCGCCTTTGGCTCGTGCAGGTCGTCCTTTCGCTGATTTCGCAACAAATAAGATGACACTTCCACCAGCAGGCATGACCCTTAACATCAGTCGTATGACGACAGGTTCTTCGACCGCAGTTCAGGTCACACAGAACGATGCAGTCAGTGAAACTGATGTTGATGACACATTGCTAACCGTAAATGTTCGCACGATTGCCGGCCAGCAAGACCTCAGCCGTCAAGCGATTGAACGCGGAACAGGCATTGATTCATTCGTTGCTGCTGATCTCATCAAGTCTTGGCATACAACTCTTGATTCACAGACTCTCAACGGAACCGGCAGCGCAGGACAAATTGAAGGTCTCCGCGCAGCAGGTGGAAATGCAATTACCTTCACTTCAACTGCTCCAACAGTTGCTTTGCTTTATCCGAAACTCGCTGATGCAATTCAGCAAATTCAGACAAACGCATTTGTCAACCCAACTCATTTCATTATGCACCCACGCCGTTTGGCTTGGTTGCTTTCAGCAGTTGATTCTTCAAACCGTCCACTCGTAGTTCCATCAGCAAATGGCCCATTCAACGCCGCAGGCGTTGGCGCAGGCGCTTCTGTTTACGGAAACTCCGGCTATCAGATGATGGGTCTGCCAATCATTACCGATGCAAACATCGGAACGACCTATGGCACAACCACCAACCGTGATGAAATTTATGTCGTCACCGCAGGTGAAAACCATCTCTGGGAGCAACCAGGATCGCCGTTCACGCTTCGTTATGATGCAACCGGCGCTGGCAATCTGACAATCAAGACTGTCGTTTATGGTTACGCTGCTTTCACCGCAGGTCGTTATCCATTAGCGAACTCGATTATCAGTGGTTCCGGTTTAGCGGCACCAACCTTCTAATTTAGAAGGACAACTCAATAAATTGTGCAGGGGCAGGCAAGCATCCCCCGACTTGTTTGCCTCTGCACTTCCTAACGGTTCGGGGGAACTATGAAATCAGGTCATAAAGTATCAATCGGCTCTTGCGATCCAGGAATGGTCAATGGTGGATTCGCCTATCACCTCATTCAATTAGCAGCAGCACGACAGACAAAACTTGGCCCTTTTGTGAGAATTAAAGGTTCAGGTTTATTATCAAAACAACGAAATAGAGTTGTTAAACAATTTTTGGAAATGACCGATTCTGATTGGCTTCTGATGATTGATTCAGATGAACAATTAGATATTCGCACATTTGATATGTTGTGTGATACTGCACACGACAAGGAAAGACCTGTTGTTGCGGGTCTAGTATTTGCAGGTTTTGGAGTTCCAGGCAAACCATATCCAAAGCCTGTTCCTGCTATTTTTCAAGATTCTCCTAAAGGATTTTTGCCATTATACAAATATGACAAGAATTCAATTTTTGAAATTGATGCAGCCGGAACAGGATGTTTGATGGTACATCGCAGCGTTTTAGAAAAAATGCGCGAAACTTCTGATCCAAACCAAGGCAAAGATTGGTGTTGGTTTTGGGATGGGCCGGTCAATGGCGATTGGATAGGCGAAGATTTGCTTTTCTGTCGAAGAATTAAGGCTCTTGGATTTCCAATCTATGTCAACACAGGTGCGATTCTTCCGCATTCAAAATCATATTGGCTCGATGACGAACATCACGATTTATGGCGCGATTGAAGCGCAAAGAGACTGCAACCGCAGAACCTAGCCTCGAAAGAGCGGTTCAACCAAAGGCAAGGAAGAGGAAATCTCGTGGCAATAACCAACGGATACGCAACCCTCGCGGAAGTGAAGGCATCGCTAGCGATAACCGACACAACTGACGATGCGCAATTAGAAATCTCCATTACTGCAACAAGCAGAATGATTGATGATTATTGTGGAAGATTTTTCTATGCCGACGGAACAAGCGGCACTCCGGTTGTGCGTTATTACACAGCACAAGATGCTTGGTCTTTAGCGGTTGATGATTTCACTTCTATCACTGAAATTGCCACAGATGATAATTTCAATCAAACTTGGTCAACCGTTTGGTCAACCTCGGACTTTATGACCGAACCAATCAATAATCCTCGTCGCAGTTGGCCTTATACACGAGTTCTTGCAACAGGCGCTTATGTTTTTCCCTATTATTTACCACAAGCGGTCAAGATAACCGGAGTTTGGGGATGGAGTGCAATCCCTTCAGAAGTCAATCAAGCCTGCATCATTCAATCCTCGCGTTTATTTATTCGCCGACAATCTCCATTTGGAATTGCAGGCACACCTGAACTTGGCACCGTAAGGTTGACATCAAGGCTCGATCCTGATGTTGAGGCGCTTCTTCGTCCTATGAAGAGAAATAATGGTCTTGCAGTATGAACCCAAGCAGCGTTCGAGATGGTCTAAAAACTAGACTTCAGACGATTTCAGGACTGCGTGCCTATGATTTAATCCCTGACACCGTGGTTCCACCGGCAGCAGTTGTGGGGCAATTAGATTTCACATTTGACATCGACAATGCTCGCGGTCTTGACCAAGCGCAAGTTGATGTTCTTGTGATTGTGCAACGCTTTTCAGAACGCACAGGTCAAGACAAGTTGGATGCCTACCTTGCAGGTTCAGGTGCTTCATCTATCAAGGCCGCAATCGAAGGTGATCGCACTTTGGGCGGAGCGGTGCAAACTCTAAGAGTCACAGGAGCCGAAGCCGGAACCTATGATTCACAAGGAGTCACATTTCTCTCGTATAGATACAGACTCACGCTTTGGGGATAGGAGAATCCTATGACTTACAAGGTCATCTCAGACCGCGAGGTCTGTGGAAAAAAACAAGGTGAGATTATCACTTTGAAAGAACTACAAGATGCGAATGTCAACATTGATGCTCTCATTGTTGCCGGTCACATCGCAAGCAATCAACCAACAATCAAACCAGCACAAGAAGGAGCCAAGAAGTAATGGCACGCATTGTCCTAACAAATGCCTATGTCACAGTCAACTCAGTTGATGTTAGTGACCATGTGGCATCCGTGACCCTCAACTCATCAATCGATGTTGTTGAGACCACCGCATTCTCAACTACTGCTGCACGCACACGCATCGGCGGTCTTGCAGACAACTCAATCACACTTGAATTTCATCAGGATTACGCAACGAGTTCAATCGAAGCGACAATCTATCCGCTACTTGGTACCACAACGAGTGTCGTTGTAAAACCAAATGGTTCAACAACTTCATCAACTAACCCTTCATATACTGCAACTGTTTTGGTTTCAGAATGGACTCCGCTTAATGGCGCAGTTGGTGAATTAGCAAGTGCATCTGTCACTTGGCCTGTTAGCGGTGCAATTACAAAGGCAACTGCATAATGGCACGATTAGTCCTAACAAATTGCTATGCTATTTTCGCTTCAACAGACTTGAGCGATCACATTTCTAGCATCAGTCTCAATACTTCTTATGACATTGTTGAGACCACCGCATTTGGAGATACTGCCAGGAAGCGGGTTGCTGGTCTTGCTGACAATAGTGTCACTTTTGAATTTCATCAGGACTACGCATCCGGCTCGGTTGAATCGACTATTTATCCGTTGCTTGGAACCGCAGTCACCTGTGAGGTTCGACCTGTCAACACCACCGTCAGTGCTACAAATCCAAAATACACATTTTCAGTTCTAATCTCCGAATGGACACCGCTTAATGGTGCAGTGGGAGAATTGGCGACTGCAAGTGTGACTTGGCCAATTTCAGGCGTAATCACAAAAGCAACATCCTAACTAACTAAGGGGGAATCAAATGGATGGCTTAAAAATCAAAGTCAAAACGATTGATGGCATTGAGGCTATTTATAGCCTTCGACCAAGAATTATTGTTGATTTTGAAAATAAATATAACAAGGGAATGAGCAAACTTTTCGCCGAAGAGCAGAAATTAGAGCATATCTATTATCTTGCTTGGGCTGCGATGAAGCATAATGGGAAGGTTGTAAAACCTTTTGGCCCTGATTTCCTTGATACGCTGGAAGAGGTCTCGCTGGTAACAGACCCTTCTTCCGAATCCACAGAGACAGCCTGACTTATTCAATAGCAGCACTCTCTGTGGAGACAGGAATCTCGCCGGTTGCGTTAGTCGATGCACCCGATGGGATGTTGGAAGCAATGTTTGCGTATGTGAAAGAACGAGCGAAGGCGCGAAAATAGTGGATTCACCAAATTATCGAATCACCATCCAAGGTTTGAATGAAACAATTTCTGCCTTGGAGCGTTTCGCGCCTGACCTCAAGCGTGCTTTAGATAAAGACATCAAAGGTGTCATCAGTGAAGTAATTAAAGATGCCAAAGATTTCATTCCTCTAAACATTCATCCGTCCGGTTGGGCAAGACAGAACAAATTTGCAAATTTTGTTGGCCCATTACAACAAGGACAAAGCAGAGGAAAATTCATTACTTATGATGCTGCCAAGGCACAAGGCGGCATTCGATCCATTTCGCCTACAAGCAAAAAACAAACAACAGGTTTTCGCAATGCTTATGGAGTAATTCAACGCGATGCCGCAGGTGCAATTTTTGAAACTGCCGGTCGCGGAAGCAAGGCAAGTCGAGCCAGAACAAGAGCCTCGCGTTCAACCAATCCACGAGCATCAGAACAATTTATTGGCGTTTTACAAAATACTTATAGACCTGCTCTACCGACTGCAAATCACGATGGCAAAGATAAAGGTCGTGCTTTGATTCGTGCCGTAGATGACAACAAGAAAACTGCGCAGCGTGCTATCTTTTCAGCGATACAAGATGCTGAAAGAAAAGCACAACAACGAATGGATACTCAACTGAAGCAAAGAGAGGTTTAGTCGATGGCAATTATTGAACGCATTGTCACCGTCTATAATGATGCTGGATCGAAGAAGGCATTAAAAGACCTCAACAAATTAGAAAAACAATTTGGCGATGCTGGCAAGAAAATTGCCAAGGCATTTGCCGTTGCAACGGTGGCAGCAGGGGCACTTGCTCTCAAAATTGGCAAAGATGCAGTGCAAGCCGCTATGGAAGATCAAAAGGCGCAGGCACTTCTTGCCAATCAACTTCGCAATACAGCCGGTGCGAGTGATACTGCTATTGCAGCCGCCGAAGGCTACATAAATTCGCTTCAAATGCAATTTGGGGTCGCCGATGATGAGTTGAGGCCGGCGTTGGCGAGATTGACGGCCGCCTCTGGCGATTTAGCGCAGGCACAAACTCTTCTTGGTCTTGCTTTAGATGTTTCGGCTGGAAGCGGTCAATCGCTTGAAAGCGTAAGTGCTGCATTAGCAAAAGCACAAAATGGGAATTTTACTGCACTCAGTAAAATGTTCCCGCAACTTGATAAGAATGCAATCAAAACCGGCGATCTTGTATCAATCACAAAACAATTAGCAGATGCTTATGGTGGCGCTGCTGCAACAAATGCCAATACATTCGCAGGACAAATCCAAAGATTACGAATTGCATTTGGGGAAGCATTAGAATCAATAGGAACAAAATTCTTGCCGGTTTTGCAAAACCTTGCAGCATTTATTCTTGAAAAAGTTGTTCCGGCAGTTAATGCTTGGATTGATGCTAATGGAGACAAACTAGCATCTGCTTTTGAAACCGCAGTTGGCTATATTGTTGCATTTGCAAAGAGTATTTATGATGTTTTCAAATTTGTTGCTGATAATTTAGATGTTTTCAAAAAACTTGCAGCAGTAATTATTGCTACTTTTGCCGGTGCTAAAGTTGCCGCAGCAGTAGGGGCATTTGTAGGCGCTATAAAAACAATCATAAATGTAATGAAATTGCTTCGTACCGCATCATTGCGTGCGGCGGCTGCATCGGCATTGGCAACAGGCGGTGTTTCGGCCGCTGCCGGAGCCGCAGCCTTTGCAGTTGCTTTAGTTGGCGTGACTGCCGCAATGAATAAATTTGAAGATAGTGCTGATAATGCTTCTGAAGCAATTGATTTTCAATTTAATACTTTGACTCTGGATGCTAATGATTACACCAAAGGACTTGGTAAATTAACAGTAACTCAAAATAAAAATACTGCTACTGTAAAAAAGGCAACTGATGCTGCCGCTAAAGAACTTGCTGTTAAAAAGGCTTTGGCAGCATTAGCAAAACTCGGAATCAAACCAACGACTGAAACTGATCCAATCCAATTAGAAGCAGCAAGATTAAATCTTCTTAAACAAGCAAATCTTGAAGAACAACGCAGAGTTGATGCTTTAATTGCAAATGCTGAAGCACAGATGCGTCTAAATGAAGCAGCGCAAAGATATGCAGACATTTTGCAAGTTCTTGCTGATGCTCAGATTTCACCGGAAGAAGTCCTAGTTCTTGCTCAAAAATGGAATCTAACAACAGGGCAAGTTCTTGAATATATTGCCCGCATTTATGCTGCCAATACCACTGACATAAATGACGGCCCTATTGTCAACCTCTTAATGAAGTGGGGATTGACTAAGCAAGAAGCCGAAAAATATGTTGATTTCACTCGCGCCCTCAAAGATGAAGTCATCGATGACAAAGAAATAGAAGAATTGATGGGCAAGTGGAAGATGAGTCGGGCAGAAGTTCTTGCCTATGCTTTACAGGTTCGCAATGGAACTGCCTTCTCGACTACTTGGTCAGACCCAGGCAAAGCAGCAGAAAAATCTTGGATTGATGCTCTTGCAGCCTTGAATGCTTATCTCAAGGCACTTGGTACGCAACCAAAAATCTCACCTAATATTCAAACTCCTGAAATTAAGCCTGAAATCAAACCTGAAATTAAACCTGAAGTTAAACCAATACCTCCTATACAAATTCCAGGAATGGGCGGCACAAGTCGCGGTGAATATGATTTAGTTGAAAGCGCAGTAAATGCAATTTTCGGTGGTGATTATCCGCCTGGAATGGGTCAATATGTCGGAACTAACATTAGAGGTTACAGTTCCGTTGGTCGCGGTGAATACTCGCCACCAGGAATAATTCCTTTTGCTGGAACTTCAACATTAGATTATTCGGCTTTCAGAGCAGGCGAGCGTGGCGGAATAACCGTTGTGGTCAATAATGCTGGTTCTGTCATCGCTGAGAATGATTTAGTTGAGACGGTTCGCAATGGAATTTTGGCAGGTCAAGGAAGTGGTCTTACTCCGTTATATGACCCACAGGCAATCTAATGCCAGGCACACCTCATCTTGGCGTTAGTATTGATTTTGCCAATGGCCCCGCTTTTGGCAATCCACTCATTCTTGACGATCCATCGACACCACTTGGCATCGGTATCTTGGCAGATGGGCCAGCAGATGTCGTTGATGTAAGCGACATCGCCCTTCGCGTTGCCATTCGTAGAGGTCGAAATCGAATCCTGAATAAGTTTGAAGCAGGAAGTGCAACTGTCACTTTGCAAGACGAAACAGGTGATTGGAACCCTCAAAATACAAATTCGCCTTACTATGGAAAATTACTTCCTCTTCGTAAAATCCGCATTTGGGCAGATTATGATGATGGTGGCGGAACTACTCGTTATTATCTTTATTCAGGTTACATCACTTCTTATGACACGAATTATCGACTAGGTTTTGAGACTGTCTCATCAGTCACTCTGTCTTGTGTTGATGCCTTCCGCCTCTTCACAAATGTCGCAGTGACGAATGTGCCTGGCACTTCTGCCGGCCAACTATCGGGGGCGCGAGTTGATGCCTTGCTTGACTTGGCTTCCTATCCATTATCTCAACGCTTGATTGATGTTGGCGATTCGACAATGCAAGCCGATCCTGGAACGAGCAGAAACCTTTTGGCTGCTATTCAAACAGTTGAACAAAGTGAGTTTGGCGGCTTTTTCATCGATCCAGAAGGCAATGCCACCTTCTTATCTCGAACAACAATTTCAGAAAAAGCAGATGAGACACCACTTCTTTTTGATGATAATGGCACGAACATTGCTTATCAATCTGTTGATTTCGCCTATGATGACACTCAAATTTACAACGATGTGACCGTTCAAAGACTTAACGGCGTGGCGCAAAATGTGCAATCTACCACCTCAATTGAGACTTATTTTATCCATTCAGGGAGCCGCACCGAATTATTGATGCAGACCGATGCTGAAGCACTTGACCAAGCCAGCATGATTCTCAATGCCAAGAAGAATGCAGTCTTTCGCATTGATTCTATCGGTTTGAATTTGATGGATGCAGCGGCAACAGATCGAATTGTTGCCGGTCTTGAGTCAGATTTATTCACGCTCATCAATGTCACCAAGACTGACCCAGGTGCTTCAAGCATTACCCTAGAATTGTTCGTTCAAGGCATTCAACACGATATTACGCCGACCACTTGGACGACAAAGTTCCTCACTGCCGAGCCTATAATTCAGGCATTCATCCTTGATTCTACGACTCAAGGCGTGCTTGATGGAACGCAAGGCGTTCTTTCATACTAAGGAGAAAAGATGGCCAAACAGACCTTCACGACCGGACAGGTCTTGACTGCTGCGCAAATGACAAGTTTGCAACAGACTGCAATGCTTGGTGGAGAAGCAAGTGCAAAGACAAATTCTTATACTCTTGTTGCCGCAGATGCCGGAACGCGAATCTCAATGAACAATGCAGGATCGACAACAATCACTGTCAATACTTCATTGTTTGCAGCCGGTGATATTGTAACAATTCAAAACATTGGCGCAGGTGTTTGCACCATTACTGCTGGAACTGCCACCGTCAGCACTGCTGGCTCTTTGGCTTTGAATCAATATGAAAGCGGCATTCTTTATTTCCAAAGTGCTAGTGCGGCTCTATGGTTTGGAACCAATCCTGGCGATATAACTGCGGTTAATAGTGGTGTTGGATTGAGCGGAGGAGGATCAAGTGGCTCCGTAACTTTGACAAATTCGATGGCAACTGAAATTGCAGCAAAAGGCGATTTAATCGTTGGCACAGGATCACAGACTTTTGATAATTTAACAGTCGGATCAAACGGCGATTCTCTTGTTGCCGATTCTTCTGCCACCACCGGACTTCGTTGGCAGAATCCCAAAACTTTGAATGGTGTGATTAACGGCGGGATGGACCTCTGGCAGAGAGGCACTTCATTCGCCGTTGGTAATGCCTACACCGCTGACCGATGGTTGGGTTATCAGTCTGCAGCACAAGCAACCGTTAGTCGTTCTACTTCAGTACCAGAAGGTTTCTTATATTCCCTAAAACTCCAGCGAAATAGCGGTTCAACGACTGCAGCAATTACTTATTTATTTTACAATTTTGAATCTGCCGATAGTTACCGTTTCCAAGGAAAAATTGCCACAATTTCATTTTACGCAAAAGCCGGGGCAAATTATTCATCGGCTTCCAATGCGTTAGCAGTTAGATTAGGAACATCAACCGGAACAGACCAAAACATAAACACTTCTTGGCCGGGTAGCAGCGATGCGGTTAATACAACAGCAACATTAACAACATCTTGGCAACGGTTTTCTTATTCTGGTTCTGTTCCATTGACCGCAAATCAATTAGGAATTTCATTGTCCTTTACTCCTAGTGGAACTGCTGGTGCTGATGATGCTGTTTACATTACCGGCGTGCAGGTGGAAATTGGTTCAGTCGCCACGCCTTTTGTACGAAGTGCGGGAAGTTATCAAGGCGAGTTAGCGGCTTGTCAGAGGTATTATCAGAAATATACAAATCTGTTTGCAGTCGGTGTTAATCAAGCAACAACTTATTGCAACTTTATTTTACCATATTTGGTAGAAATGAGGACAACTCCATCGGTAACTTTATCTGCTGCTAGTACTTTTTATTATGCAAGCAATACCAGTGGAACAGGAACTGCAGTTTCACCCGGAAGCATAAAGACTTTTCAAACTTATTTCACATTAGATAGACCAAGTTTAACTCAATGGAATTCTGGAATTATAAGCAATAACGGAACATCAACCATAGAATTGAGTGCAGAACTATGACACTATATAG